AGCTGTCAGGAATATTTTATTATACATAAAAAGAAAGGGGCTGTGAAGCCCCTTTCCCCAATCGAATACAAAGTTCTTATGAAGAACCAGGAGATCCGTAAATACCAAGAGGATCAGATACGCCAAAGCTATATCTTTCTCTTGCTTTATAACGAACATTACCAGTATCGAAATCTCCATCCATACTTGTTTGTAACGGAGTACGGGCAAAGTATTTCATTCCATTAGGAACGTCAGTTGTTAAGAACCAAGCATTTGAGTCAGTCAAATAATGGTTCACTGCGTAACCGCCAGGAATAGTGCCATTGGTTCTCAAAGCATTAGTGTCGTTGTCTGCTGTACCTGGTCTGAGATCAGTATCCAGAATACGAGTAGCCACAAACATTAAGTCTGCTGGAACAATAAGCTTTTGTGGGCGAGCTGCGATCAAAAGACCTCTTTCATCCACATAAGCAGCAATGGAAATAACAGCGGCTTCAAGACTTGTTTCATTCAAATCAGCACCAGCAGCAGGTCTGTTGGAATTAGTTCCACCAGCTACTGTTGGGTGAGATGCGTTAAACAATGTCACACCATCGCCACTTGTGTAAGTGTCGAATCCTGTGTTGAGTAAAGCTGCTGCTTTAGTCTGTTTAGTATAAGCCATAGCTCTTGCAAGGGCTTTTGTATAACGGGCAGAAAGAGAATCATAAAGATTATCTTCCATTGCTTCTTCCGTAATAGAGAAACCTGTTGCAATAGTTTCGTGATTATACCGAGCTGTGAAACTCTCTTGTGCTGTATCATAAGCAATACTGGCACCCTCTTGTTTCACTGGAGCTGCACCGAAGCCTGAAAGTTTTACTTCTTCTTCAAATGAACGATCAGAAGATTCGCTTTCATAAATGTCTTCATGTTCGTTGTCGTACTTATTGTACTCCAAACCAAACAATGCATTAAGACCAGGTAACAACTCCTTGAGGAGTTGGGCTCTTGAAATAGCCATAATTCAATACTCCCTAAGCTGCACTTGGTGCTGTTGATGTAGAACCAGCAGCAATAAGTGAAAGTTGATGACCAGCATTGAAGCGACAAACCATAATTGGGAAAGCCGTTCCTTTCTCGTCTCCGTCATAACCACCAAGCCAATCAACAATACGAATTGGTAAAGTATTTGTTGTTGCGGCTGTGCTGATGTCTAAGGAAACACGAGAAATACTAAGTGTAGAACTGGATGTTCCTTGAACAAGAGCAGCGTTAGCAGCTAAGTCATCATCGTTTACAGTAGCGTCAGCTTGAATTGTAAACAATGCAGTTGGATCATCCATAACATAAGCCATACCTTCAGTGTTAGCGGCACCTGACCACTGTTGACTGAAAGTTAATTGACTTGAGTTAAGGTCAATAAAACGACAACCCATAAAAATACCTATTGGCGTAGCAGTTGTTGTGCCTGTATCTTTTTGAATTGTTGTTGTTGAACCTGCGTCAGTGAGTTTTACAACATCACCATAGCAAATTCTTGTAGATTCTGATGAAAGGATTGGATATTGCCTTATTTGTGGCGTATACCCTCCAACAGATCCGATCGGGCGTAGCCCAAAGGGAGCAGCAGTTGCAGTCATAGCAACCTCCTATGTATCGAGTTAAAACACAGCCCAACAGATTACTCTGTAGGACCACCTTTCCCGAAAGTAACTCTCGTATCCTTTTCCATAAAGCGTTGCATACGAGGGTCGTTATCTCTCAGGTAGCTTTGTTCGACACCTTCCATTTGATCTTTAGCCTTGTCGAGATAGTGTTTGCTACGATTTTCCATATTTTCCTCTGCTGTTTTGCAAAGCAGTAAACCGCCAACCTCTATGTTACCTTTAAAGTTTGAATTATAATCACTCTCAAGTTTTAACTCAGGGTGATCTTCAGCTTTAACAGGTTCCCAACCTTCTCTAAACCTCACCGACACATTTCTGTTATCAGCTTTACCCAGTGTGGATGTTCTAATCCACCTGAACTTATAACCTGGTATTGGATCAGGTTCTGGTAAAATCTCTGGAGGTGTCCAAGTTTTTGCTCTTTCTTCCTTTTCACGGGTTTCTGAGGTTCTTTTTTTGCGATCAGTTGGCATTAGTTTGATTCCCTTAATACCTGAGCGGCGTATTGCTCGTTAGTTAATCCGAGACGTTTTGCTAATTTAACAGCAGACGCTGTAAGTTTTATTTTGCGAGGGGCTTTCCCTGTTGTTCTTTGAGAAGGTGCCACTACGTTTGCAGTTCGCTGAGTCTCTGGCTGAGAAGTCTCAACCTCTTCAGGTGTTTCTGTGGTTGTTTGTTGCTCGACATTGAAATGATCTGGAAATACTTCCTGCATCCTTTTGTCGATTGAATTGTAGTATTGTTCTGATCTGGGGTCGACTCCCTGTTTCAGAAGTTTTTCATGAACACCATATGCAAGTGATGTCATTTCTTCATACCCTGGCTTTTGAAACCAAGAATTTTTTTGTACCCACTCTACAGCTTTTGGATCAGCTTCTGGAATTTGCTGTTGCTGTTGCTGTTGTTGGGGTTGTTGTTGAACTGGTTCTTTCCAAACACCATTAACAGGTGTTTCTGATATTTTGTTTTTTTCATATGTTAGGGTTGCTATCTTCTTCTGAGCTTGAAGCATCCCTTCACTATCACCATTGTCATAAGCATCTTTATAAAGCTTTTCGGCTGTAACAAGATCTGAATCAACACGAGCCTGACTTGCACTTGTCAGTGCTTTACCACCAACTTCGATTAGTTTTTTTAATCTTTCGTTCTCATGCTTTTGATTTTCTGCAAACTTGATAGCTTCTTCACGCATCCGTTCAGCAGATTCTTTGGCTCGTCTTTCTTCGTGATAGTCGTACTTCATCTTCTTGATGCGTTTCTGTACTTTCTCACTATACCCTTCGAGTTCGTTTTCTTCAGAAGTCTCTTTAACTTCTTCTTCTTTTTTTTCTTCTTTTACAAAAGGCTTGTCTGTCTCTGGTGTATCATCGACAACCTCAACCTGTAACTCTTCTGCTAATGATTTGTTCATACTCTTTCATATCCTCTTGGATCATCAACGATAGCTTCAACATTATCATCATTGATCATGCGGAACTCAGCTCCGTGTATTTTAATACGAGTGCCTTGAAATGCCCTGATAATAACAAAGTCTCCTACTTTACAGTAAGGTCCTGTTGGAAATCTGTCTTTGTCTTGATAGCAATCAGGTCCCATCTTTGTAACGAAACCAACGATTGTCGCTGCTTCCTCAATAGCTATAAGACTTTCAGGTTTAATAACACCCCCATCAGTCTTCTTATCTATCTCAGGCAGAGTCAGCAGTATTTTATACCCACAAGGTTCGGGTAACTGTGTTGCGGATTTTGAATCCTTCTTTTCTTCTTCCATTGCACCATCCAGTGTTGTGCAGGGTTTCCCCCGATTGCGTAATAAATTACGTTTCGTCTTCTTGATTTTTAAGGAGATCCAACAACTCCCTCTCAATTAAAGACAAACCCTCAATTCTACCAACAACTCGTTGGTAATCCTCAAAGTTTTTTGCCCCACCAAGAGCTAAATGATCTGCTCCTTCGTTTAACATCTCTCTAATTCTCTTGAGAAGTAGATCACATATGTTCATATAAACCATCCATTTTTCTATTAGTCAATAAATTATTGCTTTTTAATTAATTCTTTTGCAATGTTTGCTCCGATCTCGGCACCTTTCTCTGCTGATTTAACATCAATATCTTTCTGTTTTAAATTAGCTTGAATTGCTTTATCGGCAATCCTTGCTCCAATATTAGCACCAGCAATTTCTTTTTGAGATTCAATCCGTTCTCTTTCAGTCTCATCACGCATTTTAGTTTTCTCAAGATCCACTTGAATCCTTGCTCTTGCATCTTCAGCTTTCCTTTTAACTTCAGCCTCCTTGATATCAAGCTCACGGTTCTGTTGTTGAACCACAGGATCTTGTGATTGTTGAATCTGTTGTTGAAGTTGAACTTCAGCAATATCTTTCTTGAGAAGTTTTTCAGCAGCTTGTGAAACCAGATTGGCAAGTTCTTTCTCGATATCTTCTGGTAAAGGTTCACCCACTGGAGGTAACGGTACACCAAGTTGTTTCTCAATTTGTTTTCTATATTCAAAACCAAGATGTTCTCTGATATGAGCTTCGGCTGACGATTGTATAGCCTGAGCCATTCCTGACTGACCAACAACCTGTTGTATCTTAGGATCTTGCATTGCTGTCATATGCACTGTGATATGAGCCTGATGATCTTGATATTCAAAAGCTTGAACAGGTTTAAGATTAATAAGGCTCATGTTTTCCGAAACAGGATCTTCTGGTTTATGCTCATCACTTGCAGGAATTATCTTCTCTGGGTTTTTAATACCAAGAGTTTCCAACATCTGTCTGTGAAGAACTGGCATATCATACATCTGAGGAGCTTGTTGAGCTAACTGAAGAGCTGCCTGATACTGAGTGATACGTTGTGCCATTGTTGTTGCATTAGGATCTGACACAGGGATAACATCTATCCTGTCATCAAAGTCATTTGTACGATTAGCATTTTCCATAATATCATAGTCATAAGAGGGAGGAAGGTAATCTTTAATTACTCGTGCTAGAATTTTAAACTCATTCTTCAAAGCCGCATGAAGACGAGCCTGACACGCACTCATAACTTTCATTGACCGTTCCATAATAGCAAGGGTTGTTCCAACTGGAGCTTCCGTTCCGATATCTGGCATCTGCATATCAGGGATTGACGCATACTTCCGAGCTTCTTCAACAATCAATGTCATAAGATTAAAGAGTGTTTGAGAAGGTTCTTTATAGGGAAT